GCTTCTACACCATATACACCAGCATCTATTGCTGACTGGTATAAGTCTCAAACACTTGGTCTTACAAATTCAACGATTTATTGGAACTCAATTGCACCAAGACCAGTATCAAATTCATATGCGCTTTCAAGAAACGCAAAGAATGATGGCGTTCATGTTGTTGTCGTAGATGACCTTGGAACAATCACTGGAGTACAAGGAACAATTCTTGAAAAACACACTTTCCTTTCAAAAGCAAGTGATGCGATTTCTAATGTAAACTCTCCAACTAAAATTTACTATAAGAATTTCCTTGCAAACGTTTCATCCTACATTTATGCAGGAAGAAATCCATCTATAGCATCAGATGCCACATGGGGCACTGCACCAAGAGCAACAGGATTTACCACATATTCTGGTGTTAAAGCAGCATCATTTACTCCAATTACAACCTCTGATGGTCAATGGGGAGTAACAGCGCAAGGTAAAACTTATAGTGCTGTTGGTAACGTTACTTATTCCCTCACCGGCGGTGTTGACTATTCTTCATCGGGGGGAATGACTGCTACTCTTGGAAATCTTTCAACTGCTTATGATCTTTTTGCAAATAAAAATGAAATTGCAGTTGATTTCTTGATCTATGGACCATCTCTCACAGATGAATCAGAATCACAAGCCAAAGCAAACAAATTGATTTCAATTGCAGAGTCCAGAAAAGATTGTATTGCTTGCATTTCGCCACATAGATCTGGAGTTGTAAACATTACAAACACCACAACACAAACCAACAACATTTTGAGATTCTTTAGTTCTTTGTCATCTTCTTCATATGCAGTATTTGATAGTGGATACAAGTTCACTTATGATAGATTTAATGACACCTTCAGATTTATTGCATGTAATGGTGATGTTGCAGGATTGATGACTAGAACAGGTGTTGTTGCATATCCTTGGTTCTCTCCTGCTGGTCAGCAGAGAGGTAGAATTAACAACGCTATTAGATTAGCATACAATCCATCCAAAGAGCAAAGAGATGCTCTTTATGAGGCAAGAATTAATTCAATCATCAATCAACCTGGTGTTGGATCAATTCTGTTTGGCGATAAAACTGCTCTTGGTTATGCATCCGCATTTGACAGAATCAATGTCAGAAGACTGTTCATTGTTGTTGAAAAATCACTTGAGGCAGCTGCCAATGCACAACTCTTTGAAATCAATGATGATACCACAAGAGCAGCATTTGTTTCAATTGTCGATCCTTATTTGAGAGACATTCAAGCAAAAAGAGGTCTTTATGATTATAGAGTTATTTGTGACACTTCAAATAATACTCCAGACCTTGTTGATAATAATGAGTTCAGAGCAGACATCTATCTGAAGCCAGTTAAATCTATTAACTACATCACTCTGACATTTGTTGCCACCAGAACTGGTGTTTCCTTGAAGAGATCACAGGAAGAGTTTAATTTATCCAATAAATAACACCAAGGAGGACTAACAAATGGTAGATACAACTCTCACACAAATTAAATCAAGACTATCTGGTGGTGGTTCAAGACCTAATTTATTTGAAATTCAGATTCCAACACTTCCAGGAACAATTCCATCATGGAATGCAGACGACTTTGCCTGTTTGTGTAAAGCTGGTGGTCTTCCAGCTTCCAATGTTGGAATCGTTGAGGTTCCTTTTAGAGGAAGAACTTTCAAAGTTGCCGGCGATAGAAGTTTTGATACATGGACTGTCACAGTAATTGCTGAAGACAACCTGAACTTGAGAAAAGCATTTGAAGAGTGGATGCAATTGGTTGCACAGTATGGTGATGGTTCTGGAGAAAGAAATCCAAATAACTATATGAAGGATGCTACTGTAACTCAATTTACTAGAAATACATCAAACTATGGCGATAACAGATCTACTGGAAATGGTTTGATTGCCGTAAGACAATATCAATTTAAAGATATTTTCCCAACGAATCTGTCACAAATTGATCTGTCTTATGATAGCACTGATACAATTACTGAATTCACAGTAGAATTCCAGGTTAATTACTGGTATCCAACTGGTTCTGGTGCTACAGCAACGTCTTCAACACCAACCACAACTACCACAACTACAACCCCATAAATACTACAAACGTAGTTTTAAATTTAGTAATGTCACGATTATTTGGTTTTTCAATTCAAGAAACAGATCCACTGTCTAAAG